AAAGCTATTCTTGTTCCCAGCAGATTAATGCCAAATACTTTGCTTGCAAAAGAGCTTAATACCTCTCTTAAACAATTCAATGAGCTCATTTCTCCCCCAATCACAATGCGCATTGCTATGGCTGAAGCTCCTATAGCAGGATTACCAATTCATCTTTACTCTCCTAAAAGTCAATCGCATATTGAATTTCAGAATTTAATGAAATTCGTACTGAAAAATTTACGGAAATCATGATATTCTGAAATACAGGATTATTATTCTAGGAGGTAATATGAAAAAGAGAGCAACGCTTTCGGATCTCAATAAACAACTAAAATCCGATAAGCAGTCAAAAGCAAAACCATCTCAAGAAATGAAAGTTAATAAAGTTGAAAGAAACATCCCTAGAGGGGAACGTTCTGGTTTCTTAAAAATAACAATCACTTTACCGCCAGAAATGCTTGCTGCATTACGCAATATTGGCATCAAAAGAAAGTCTGAAGGGAAAATAGATACTGATATCTCAAGCTTAATAAGAGAAAGTCTGGCTACCTTCATTTCTCAAAATCAATAAAAGCTATCCTCTTTGTCTTTTCCATTTTATGCTATCATCTGCCATAGCTAAATTGCCGTAATATAGCCGTAGTTGTTGATTACCAAGCACTGAATTAAATCACTTTAAATTATCAAAAATTGCTAGTCATAAATCCATGCTTCCCTGTATCTTTTGGCAATGTTGATTGATTTAAGTTAATTGAGTATTACCGTCGGAAGTGCATCTTCAGGACTGAAAATCCTTGTGTCGCTGGTTCGATTCCAGTTCTGGCCATCCTTTATTTCTTTAATAATCAATGATTAAAGAATTGAAAAGGATAGATGCTACAAATTCCTCTTAGAATTTGCCGTACTTTTGCCGGAGTACCAAATTTCCTTAAATCACCCAAAACATGAGTTTCACTTTTATGAAATTCGTTTTGGAGTGTCGATTCCGTAAACGTTACGGTATTCACTTGAACACTCCTTTGTAAACAAAAGCCATAGAATGGATAGCTTCATCCATAAATCTATCCATTTCGCGATTATATGGAGTTACAATGGGATTTATTCGAGAAAGACCACTTAAAAATCGTGGAACACGCTATCAAGCAGAAATTCGCCTAAAAGGATATCCTTCGGTCTCTGCTACATTCGATCGTCGAACTGATGCAAAAAATTGGATTCAAAAAACCGAAGCAGACATTCGTTGTGGAAGGCATCAACTTTACTCAGAAGGCAAACGATATACTTTCAAACAGGCGGTGGAACGTTATTTCAAAGAAAAGCCGGTCTCCATTGTAAAACAAGGACATTTACTTTGGTGGCAAAGGGAGCTTGGTCACTTTTATATTCAAGATATAAGACCAGCACTCATTGCTGAGAAAAAGCAAAAACTATTATTAGAACCAAGTGCTAAAGGCATTATCCGAGGAAAAAGTACGTGTAACCGCTTTTTAGCAACCCTTAGCCATTTAATGAGTATCTGTCAAAAACAATGGGAATGGATATCTGAAAATCCAGTTAAGAAAATATCACGCGAAAAAGAACCTCGGGAAAGAACCAGATTTTTAAATGCGGAAGAACGACACAAATTGCTTGAAGCATGTAAACAAAGTGATAACCCTTATCTCTTCACATTTACTGTTCTTCTTCTTAGTTCTGGGTGTCGATATAACGAAATTCGATGTTTAAAGTGGACTGAAGTCGATTTATTCCTAGGAAAAATCACTATTACCAAATCCAAAAACTCAGATATACGTTCAATTCCTATAAGAGGCTTAGCCTTAGATTTAATTCGAGATCTGGCTTCTAGGAGCTCATCAATAGGATATATCTTTCCAAGTCAAAATAAAAATAAACCTCTTGAACTTCGACGAGCCTTTCGAACTGCTATTAAAAGGTCGGGTCTGAAAGATTTTCGAGGGCATGATTGTCGTCATAGCTATGCAACTTCGATGCTTGCTCAAGGATTATCCCTTGGTGAAATTGGTCATCTCTTAGGACATAGGAGTGTTTCAATGACACGTCGCTATGCCCATCTTGTTGAATCCCGTTCCATTGATGCAATTTCCAAGATGTCTGAGCAAATATTTAAGGAGGCAAGCGATGGATAATTCCATGAGAAAGTTTGAAGACGGTCTATTTGAGATTTACATTGATAATTACATCGAACCATCAAAGGATTGGCTAAACTTACCTGATGAAGAATTGACTGTAGAAAAATTGAATCTTTTTAAGAAAAAGAGAAAATGCGCAAAAGTAGAACTATTGCAGAATCTATCAAAAAATATCGAGGGTATTGAAAATATAACCTTACATCACCAAGTAGATACCGGATTAGCACTTATAAACCTAGTTTTTGACCTAGAACAGGGACATTATATACCAAAATATATTCAAAAAATATTGGGAATATCTGTTGAAACTAGTCCTATTTCCACTTGGGATGCCCGGCATATAAAATGGCAAGCAGCAGCACAAATTTTATGGTATTATACACCAATACATAATCTTCAGACAATTCAAGAGGAAATTATAAAATTTGATTTTTTAGAACTAAATTGCCTTACAAGCATTTTGAATAAAGGCAATAGTCGAGGAAGAGGACTTTCAGATATTATTAGACTAGTAGCCCCCTCGCTTAAGCCTGGCAGGAAATCCAAATCTCCTTCTATTACAAAAGAAGTGGGCCCAATAGTTCCAATCCCTAGGGTCTATAATAAAGAAAGTAATCAAATTAACTTCAAAGCTCTCAATATAGCGATTTGTATTATGACAAAAGTCTTATTGAAGATGAATGTACAACAAGAGGAAATCCTTGCACACCCCATCTTTGAAACCTACAAAAGATTAGGAGGAATAGTCTCTGAAATGGTTATAAATTGGTGGATTAAAGATATTTTGGATGAAAAATAAAAGCTTTAAAAATAAATGGCAGAGTTTTGAGTTAAAAAACTCCTCCTTTTTTCTTATTTCAATCTTTTGCAATCTAGGTTTGTTTTGGTTTTAAGGAGGTACTCCGGCAAAAAATACCACTAAAAATCAACCAAACCTAAGGAGTAAAAATATGCATGAATTACCACAAAGGTACCTTACAACAAGGCAAGCAGTTCAAAAATATACATTTTTGACAACCAACATGCTCAAGAATCTCTTATTTAAGGATACAGGAGGTTTCAGAAGCAAAGTTGTAACCAAGCTAGGCAGAAGAATTTTAATAGATGAAGAGGCGCTTCTTCGTTTTTTGCATGAAAGCAAAGAAATATAGAAAAAGAAAATGGAAGAAAGAAAACCTCAATTAACCTCATTTAACATAACATGACAAAGGAAGAACTGAATTTAGCATTCACGTGCTTTATTTGCTAAAAAGTAACCGTAGCATATTGATGTTAAGACTTAAATGATGTAATCTAAATTTGAATTTATCAATAAAGGATAAGAAGGAAATATGCGTGAATAACAAAATACTTAGAAAAAAGAAACCCAACTGAAGGTTTTCGACGACGAGCAGTTGGGTATGCTTTTGTGGAATTAACCACAGGATAATTCTATTTATTCGCAAAATATCAATATGAAAAAGTTTTTTCAAGTAAAAAGCGAATGAAAATCTAAGTTTAAAATAAGAAAGTGTCTAAGGATGACAAAGTTTATGAATATAAACGATTTAATCTTTAGCCGCATTACTTTTTTGATTTTGTTATTCACGCCTCTATTTCAGGAGTTTAAACCTTCTAGGAGGCGTGATGTCCCCTCAACAAGAAATTATTCAAAAATTCGAAACTTTGCTTGGCAATGACGAATTTGTCACAAGTGGCTTACTTATTAAGATTGGCCTTTATGCCAGCCATACTTCATTAGCTAAAGCTTTAGCTGATGGTGTTCTCCCCTCCCTCAAAGTTAGTCCCAACCGGACCTTAATACCCAGATCCGCAGTTCTTGATCATATTCGGAGGAACATACGTTTCAGGGAGGTATATGCAACCTGAAATAAAAAAGGCTACCCTGGAGGCACCCAGGGCAGGCATAAACAATATCACAAAGACTAACAACTTTACGCTGGAGAATTTACCCAAACGTCGAGTTGTTATCAACATTTCTGAGAAAATTTTGGTTCGTTCTCCTACAGAAGAACTTATATCTAAGATAAAAAAAGCCAATACATTCTCTAATCCAAAATATAAATCCAACCAAAGTCATGGATATAGTAACTGGCAAACATCTAGGACAATAGAAACATTTAATCTTTACGAAGACGGCTCTGTCTCTGTTCCAAGAGGTTTCCTACTAGACTTGCTAAAACTATGCAAGGAATGCAACTTACATCCCGTCATAGAAGATTTGAGATGTGTTTATCCTGTTGATTTTCCCGAATTAAAAGCCACTCTTCGTCCTTACCAAGAACACGCAGTTTCTCAGGCTATGCAATTTGATCAAGGGGCCATCCTGTCTCCAACTGGTTCTGGAAAGTCTTTAATGGGTCTTGAAATAATCAATCGAAGAGGGCAGAGGGCACTTATCATTGTTCATCGGAGTGAGCTTGCAAAGCAATGGGCTGATGTTATTGAAGAGCGCATGGGTATTAAAGCCGGATTTATAGGGGACGGTGCATGGTTGGTAGGCGATCAGATCACCATTGCAATGGTCCAAACCCTTGCAGCCCGTGAAAATGAAACCAGAACCTTAAAAAATGCTTTTGGATTGATTTTAGTTGATGAAGGACATCATCTTCCAGCCTCAACATTCTTTGACGTTACAGGTCTTCTGGCTGCAAAATATCGATATATGTTGAGTGCAACGCCCAATCGCAGAGATGGTTTAGAGGCAATGATCTATATGGCTATAGGCCCAGCAATTGCCAATATTTCAAAACAGGAGGTTGAAAATTTGGGTTCAACTGTACCTGCAACCGTGATTACAATTCAAACTGGGTTTAATCCAGGATTAGTCAATTCATGGAGTCAATACATTGACAGTTTGACAACATGCACGAGTAGAAACTTGCAAATTATAGATCTGGCGAAAGCATCTGCTGAACCAACACTTATTTTAGTGGATCGCATTTCCCATGCTGATCAAATTTCTTCGATGATGAATAGAAGAGGCCTCGATCATGTTCTTGCTCATGGAAAAATCGCTAAGAAGGACCGTGAACAGGTCATGGAAAAAATGAGGTTGGCAAAATTGACCATTGGAACGACATCTATGTTAGGTGAAGGCATTGACATTAGTTCATGGAGCATATTGATCATGGCGGCCCCAATTTCCAGTGAGATAAAGCTAATGCAGGCTATTGGTAGGATTGTTCGCCCAGCTCATGGCAAGATTAAAGCGACTGTATATGACTTAAGGGATGATTGTGGCTTTGCTGGAGCAAGCTTTAAGAAGAGATTTGAAATCTACAAGAAACATAAAATTTGGGTTCAGTTTCAGAAATAAAAAAAAGCCGCCTGGCAAATATCCTGACGGCTAATAACTCTTTATTGGTAATTGAATTATGACACAAATGGCAGCAGAAGCACAAGCAGAAACAGCAGCAGAGAATATTTTTTCTAATGCTCCTAAAGCTGAAAACCTATCCTTATCAAATACAGATCTAATTGCAAAATTGCATGAAGATGCAAGATCATTTTTGCATAAACTTGGATTCTTTTTCGAAGAAGATTTCTATGAAACGCACGATAAAGAGGTTATCAAATTTAAGATAGAGAAAGATAAAAAGAAGATAAATTGCTGGCTTAAATGCAGATATCCATTGAGAAAAGATGGAACTATTGGTCTATGTATAACATTTGGAGCTCATCATACTTCATTAGCGCAACATGATACAAATACGTTCTGGGCTGATAGCAATTTTCAACTTACTGATGAAGAGCGTCAAAGGATCAATGAAAGGTTGGCGGAAGGGAAGCAGCGAGCTGATGAGCGAGCAAAAGAAGAAAAAAGAATATCCGATGAACAAGCGAATTGGTGCATTGAGAAATATAAAAATGCATCTATTCGTGGAACAAGTCCATATTTTGAAAGAAAAGGCATTATTCCCAGTGATATTCGGTATGAAATAAGAAGATATTATTCAGAAGGGAATAATGAGGAAACTATAGCTTTAATTCCTCTTCGAGACATCAAAGGACAACTCAGAGCTCTTCAAGAGATTTATCCAACAAAGAGGCTGATCAATGAAGCCGATAAAAAATTAAGGGATAAGAATTCCTTAGGGAAATATTCGGGATGTTTTTTCTCGTTTGGGAAATTAGAAGATGGAAAAACTATCTGTATTGCTGAAGGGTATGCCACAGCAGCATCAATTTTCGAAAGTACAAATTACACATCTCTTATGGTTGTTGGACGCACAAATATTTTGAATGTTGGAAGAGAGATTAAACGCAAATTCCTCAACAGTGAAATAATTATATGCGGAGATGATGATATTGATACAAATGGCAACCCTGGAAGAACAGATGCGGTTGCAGCTGCACAAACCCTAAAATGCAGGGTCGTTTTTCCTTCATTTTCGGAAGATAAAAAACGAAAACAAGATGAAACATCTTATAAAGATTTCAATGATCTGATGCTTATTTGTGGAAAAGAAGAGGTAAGAGTGCAGATTGAAAACTCGATTGATTCAAACGATCAAGAAGAGACTGAATTTTTCATAGACGATCAATCAGATAACGAATGCAACTCTACGGACATTTCAAAAGCTACGGCAAACGCCCGTCGCAGAGCTATCACAAATCAAGCAACACTTGATGAGATTTTCAAAGATATTTGCAAACAACACTCAACGCTTAAAGATCAGGCCAAAGATATAGCCAAGAAAGCGTTATTGTGGGCAAAAAATTTTCAACCTGGTCGTGAAGTAATTGTTAACGGTATTCCTAAAACAATAACCGATATGATGTCACTCGATTCCCGTTTGGCGCAACTCGAAGCACCAGGGCAACCTTGTGTAATAGTCAATCGTAAGGACGCACTGCCTATAACAAATGCCGACTTTAATAAAAGATTAAGTGGCGAAGTTGTTGTTGTGGGAGTGAACGAAAAAGGACAACCTAAATACGTTGCCGCAAATAAATTTTGGGAAGGAAGTACTCATAAGCATATCTACCGCAATATTGTGTTTACGAATAAACCAATAAACAACAGTGACTATAATCTTTTTACTGGATTTGGAATTACTCCAAAACAAGGAAATTGCAATAAAATTCTTAATCACATCAAAGAAGTTGTTTGTGCTGGTGATGAAATTAACGACTCAGCTCTTCTTAAATTGCTTGCCTGGCAAATGCAGAACATTGGTAGACCCTCCCGTATCATTACTGCTTTAAAAAGTATTGAGCAGCAAATAGGAAAAGGGTGTTTATTAGGAGACGTCGTTGCCCCTATTTATGGAAATGCTGGATTTACAACCAGTGATATCGGACAAATTATAGGTAGATTTAACGATACAATACGAGGTAAAGCTTTTATTTTCTTAGATGAATGCTTATTTGCAGGTGATCGAAAAGCTGCTGATGCAATTAAATCCTTGGCAACAGCTACACGTATAGGCGTCGAATCCAAAGGAGTTCCAACAGTACAATTTCCTTGTGCAACAAATTTATTCCTTTCAACAAATCACGTTGATGCTGCTCATATTGAAGAAGCAGATGCTCGCTATTGGATTTTGGAAGTTAGCCCTCATCGCAAAGGAGATACCAATTATTTTGAAGAGTTATATATTGAGATCAACGGGGGCGGTTTATCAGCTTTTATGCATTATTTACTAAACCTTGATGTCAGTGGCTTTGTCCCTCAACGCGATGTTCCTACAGATAACGAAGCTAAAAATAAAATGATTAGAAATTCAATCAATCCTTATGACGCAAGAAAATGGCTTGAAGAATGTTGTCTTGCACGAATGATTTTAGGTTGTGCACCTCGGGAAGAATATAAACAGGCTGGTTATAAATGGGAGTTGTGGAAAGCGGAAGAAGAATATGAAAACGGCGTATTTTTTACAGCTTATGCCGAATGGCAGAAAAATGTTAGGTCGCCTGTCGCGCCAAAACCAACGGCAGCGAATAATTTTGGTGCATTATTAAATACCGCAGGTCTTGAATTGCGGATAGATGGTGAAAGGCGACGAACTTTACCAGACCCAGTCAAATGCCTAAAAAAAGTGACAGAAATGCTGGAAAAAACGGTTAAAAAATGAAATTGTTCAACGTACCAAACGGACTCAACGGACAATTTTGCTCTACTCCCGCAAAACTCGGTATAAGGAAAATTTTAATTCCTTATACCGAGATTTTGGCACATTGAGCGAAAAAGTGCGTTGAATCCGTTGAGTGTGTTGAATTACATATATAAGGCATTGGTTGTCTTTTGATTATGTTACTCAACACACTTATTAAATAAATATATAAAGTATGTTGAGTGTGTTGAAAAACTCAACGAACTCAACGGACTTCAACGGACTCAACGGACTCGAAAACAGACTTTTTTTTCAGCTTATGGAGATGTTAAATGAAGATTGAGATCATAGAGTTTTTTCCTATGGAATATCAGAAGGAAAAAGGAATTTTAACCGGAACACTTCGGATCAGGCTTTCAGACGTTGGGATTCATATTATGGGTATTTTCGTTAACAAAAACAAAGATCATTGGTTCTTTGTATTGCCAGGACAAAAGGGAATTCACCATCAAACAGGAGAAATTGTCCGCTATCCATATGTAGCATTTGAGGAAAAAGAACAGCAGGCTCAATTGATAAATGCAATTAGGCAACATGCACCGGCTTTTATTGAGAAAAGATTGGCTGATACAGAGAAACCGCTTGTTTGGTCTCAGAAGCAAAAAATTGAAGACAATAAGAGACGGACATCAGAAAAAAAAGATTATACGATCGAAGTCAAGCAAACAGGAAATGAAGTGGGGAGGATAGTGCCATCGATAGCAAATAAGGTGTGGCATGATCCACCGCCAAGGAAAAACATGAGAAAGAATTGTACTTATGGAAAGTATAGGTAGAAATTAGCAGAAGTAACAAGAATCGTAAATAAACAAATTTTTGTTGAGCATCTATAGGGATTAATTAAATTGATGATTATAATTTTAAATTAAAACGTAGGTGATGAATGAGCGATAAAAATTTAGCACAGTTATTTCGAGACCTAAAGGAAGCTTCAAGTGAATGTTGGAAGGCTAAGATTGCGGAAAATGAAGTAGCGGGGAAACATGCGACTCTTTGCCTTGAAATTCTACAAAAACTTGGTTATGTCCCAAGGCTTTTGAATTGTCGAATAGAAGAAAGAAAATGGGCAATGGATGGCATGGATGTTATGCAATATGACTTTTGGTGTGATGCGAATATGATCATCGCATTAAATGAACATTTTGAAGAATACATGCTTAGTGATTTAACCAATGTCGAGCATCTTTAGAGAAATCCATTAGAACAAAAAGAGTAAGCGAGGGAAAAGAAATCATGCCAGCACCCAAAGGCCATAGTCCTTATCCAGGATGCGAAACAGGAGGAAGGCCAAAGAAATACACCAAAGATTTTATTGAGCTTGAAGCTGATGCATTCGAGGAATGGATGAAGCTTAAGTCAAGCCTTTGGTATGAGGATTTTGCTCGTGAAAGAGGATATGATCCTGATCAATTAAGTCTTTGGGCAAAAGAGAATGAAAAGTTTTCTGGTGTGTATAAGAGATCTCAATTTTGGCAAAAAAGTCTATTAATTCGTGGTGGTTTATTAAATAAATTCAATAGTTCTATAACAAAATTGGTATTAGCAAATACCTGTGGATGGACAGACAAGACAGAGTCAAAGTTAAGTGGAGATGCGATAAACCCACTTGCTTTTGTCTTACAAGAGATTGATGGGGAAACAAAAAATTTTGTGAGTGAAGATGAATGATAAAGATTTAATTTTATGTAAGCAACGTTTAGGAGATAGACGTTGGCGGCTTAATAATTTGTATTACATTCAGAATAAACAAGGCGAGAAGCAATTATTTCGCATGAACTGGGCTCAGGAGCAATTGTATGATGGAATGTGGTATCTAAATTGCGTTCTTAAGGCTCGTCAATTAGGCATAAGTACATTTATTACATTACTATTCTTGGATGCCGCGCTATTTAATAGTGATGTTTCATGTGGAATTGTGGCGGACACCGAGGAGAATGCCAAATACATATTTAGGAAAATTAAATTTGCCTACGATTGCTTACCACAAGAATTGAGAGATCTCAGAAGTGCAAAAAATGATTCAGCGAAGGAACTGACATTTTCTAATAATTCTCTGATTAGAGTTGGAACCTCTTTGCGATCAGCAACGTTTCAATACCTACTTATAAGCGAATTTGGCCGAATTTGTGCCGAAGATATTAAGCGAGCGAATGAAATATTAACAGGAAGCTTGAACACAATAGCGAGCGGGCAATTCTGTTTTGTAGAGTCCACTGCTAGAGGAAGATCTGGGGCTTTCTATGATCTTTGCAAACAGGCTCAGGCTAATAAAGATGCTCAAATTCAATTAACACCTCTAGATTACAAATTCTTTTTTCTCCCTTGGTGGCAGAACAAAGAATATCGACTAATTGCCGATACTATTACACCAGTAGATCTTGAGGAATATTTCAAAGACTTACATGAAGTGCATGGTATCGCTCTCACCCCTTCCCAAAAAGTATGGTATGCTAAGAAATACCAGACCCAATTTGATGACATGAAGCGTGAATATCCTTCCGTACCAGAGGAAGCCTTTCAAGCAAGTATTGAAGGATTTTATTACGGCAAGTATATGACCAAGGCTAGAGTGGAAAAACGCATAACGAATGTCACTCATGATGAAACCATGCCCGTCTATGTTGCAATGGACTTAGGGTTTTCAGACAGTACAGCAATATGGTTTTTTCAAGTAATCGGACAGGAAGTGCACTTGATAGACTATTACGAGAAATCCGGAGAACCATTGACGCACTATCTTAAAGTACTTTCTGATAAGCCTTACAACATTCAAAAGTTTTATGTTCCCCATGATGCTAAAAATACGGAGTACGGCAGTGGACTTACCCGTGTGCAAATTGCTAGAAATCACGGTATTATTTTTACAGCTTTGCCTAAGCTATCAATTCAGGAAGGTATTGATGCTTGCAGAAATGCATTTGGAAAATGTTGGTTTGATGAAAGAAAGTGCGGAGGGGGAATTAAATCTCTCGAATCGTATCGTAAAGAGTGGGACGAGAGAAATGCTTGCTGGTCGGATAAGCCAAAACATGACTTTTCCTCAAATGGCGCCGATGCATTTCGGTACTTAATTCAAAGTTTGCGCCATGTTAAACCTCAAGAGTCGGGATATATGGCATCGTATCAAGGATTAATGAACCCAATGCAGAATATTAATTCAGGCGCGCGGTTCCCTGGAGGTAAAACGAGTGTTTTCTGATGATAGCATAAAAAAAATTGATTTCTTCGAAGCATCAAAACAATTACCAATAGATAAAGAAGAAATATCAAGGAAGATATCGGAAGTTCCTCTTGATATTGCTCGGGGCTATATTGAGTTGTTAGAAAGAAATAAGCGCAATATAGAGCGTACTATAAACCTTTTTCGTTCAATCGATGGGCCTTTCTACCATGAATTACTCGATCAATACACCGAAGAGGATTTAATTTACTTAAATAAAATTGCTGATTACCTTCATGACGAAAATGTTTTGGAGAAAATAACTGAGTTACTAAATGCTTCTATGAATAAAGAACCTTTGACAAATCATTCAAAAGCAAAAGAAATATTTAATATGCTTCAAGATTTGGGAGAAGATGAAATTAGGGATTGTGGAGGCAAATTAATCCCTTTTGCATGGGATATGCAAAGGCTATCTCGGATCTTGCTATTCTATCTGGAGAAAAAAGGAGATGAAAACTCTGTATTGAGTCAATTAAATTCATTTTCTGAGCATGATCTGGAGGTGGCAATTTCAGATTTAAAGTCATTTATTCCTATTCTCCAATCTGAAGAGAAAAAATCATCTTAACAATAATTCCGGAAGCAACTACATGTTTCGTCGAATCCTTTCTAGATTGCGTTGTGAGTGATGGTGGTTCAATGGATAATTCTTGAAAGAATCATAATCATAGGATAAAATAATATTCATACAAAAGTTCCTTTTTTACCCATGCTGATAACATGGGTTTTTTTTACAAATATCATTTTATTTCTAGGACACTTCCTTCTTTATAATTATTTCTGCTGAGTATTTTTTGGCCATCCTATCTAAGACACAGAAGAGTTATGTCAATTTGAGGTATACCCTAATCTGATGTCAGGATACCTCTTTTATTTTGTCAGAATAGAGTCTATATCTTTATTAATTGACAGTTAATCGTTAACTTCATAGACTTCAACCTGACAAATTTTAAAACAGGTTGATTTTATGACTCTAGGTAAGGCTGTAGGATATATTAGGGTTAGCAGTGAAGAGCAAAATCCAGAAAGGCAACTAGAAGGTTTAAAGCTAGATAAGGTCTTTATCGATAAAGTATCCGGCAAAGATATACAAAGGGCTAATTTAAATGCTCTGATTAGTTATGTGCGTGAAGGTGATACCATCATAGTTCATAGCATGGATCGTCTCGCAAGGAATTTGGATGATTTGAGGAGCTTGGTCTTTGAATTGACGAATAAAGGTGTCAAAATTCAATTCATCAAAGAAAAACTTATTTTCACGGGGGAAGATTCTCCTATGGCAAATCTTCTATTATCAGTTATGGGAGCTTTTGCTGAATTTGAGAGAGCTTTAATTCGTGAAAGGCAGATTGAAGGAATTGCCTTAGCAAAAAAGCGAGGAGCCTACAAAGGAAGGAAAAGGTCTTTAACGAACGAGCAAGTTAAAAATTTGCAGATAAGAGCATCAAGCAAGGAATCAAAAAGTCAGATTGCTCGTGATTTTGGTATTAGCAGAGAAACGCTTTATCAATATTTAAAAATGGCTGTCAATTAATTCTTAGGTGGATCAGAAAAAAAAGTCGCAAAGTTTTTGTGGAACAATGCGACTTAAATTAAACAAAAGGACAACTTTATGATAACACAAAATACATTTGTTGAAAATCAATCACAATTGTTAAACAACATCGATTTACAGAAAGTAAATAATAATAATATCGATGAAAAAAAATAATTTCTGTTGAACGGAATAATCTTCCCTTCTTTTCTCTGGGTAAATCAACCCGATTTTGCTATAATTCAATTAAAAATTAACAACTTAGAGGCGTTATGGTTATCGTATTGCCGGCACAGGTTAAACGAAGCAAGTGGGGTTCAATTGGAGCTGGCCTAGGAAAGGGTTTAAGTTCAGCCCTAGAATCATATGAGAGAAGGCAAGACGAAGAACGCCAATTTGCCAGAGAAAATAAAACTCGAATGTTGAAGAACTTAGAGGCGCGGGAGCAAACTTATCTTGATAGAAAACAACAAGAACAAATTTTAGGAAAAGAAAACGAAGCAGCAAAACAACTCGGTATTGATATTAGCGGGTTTAATGATCCACGGATGCGTCAACAAGCGCTTTTAGAAGGATTGCGTGGACAAAATAAAGAAAATGAACAGGATCGTTTATCTCAGTCTTTTCAGAATGTTCAAAATTTATTTCAAAATCCTGATCTCACAGATGAGCAAAAAGTTTTTGGTTTGTATCAAGAACTTCATCAAAATCCAACCTTGGCTCGCAATCTATACGAATCCCTTCAAAAGCCTGGCAAGGCGCGAGATGAAGACATAGCAGGTCAACAATTTGCTCGGGGGTATAACGCAATTCAGGAAGGCGATAATGACGCCTTGAGAGATGTGCTTGAAGATCCTGAAACGTCACTTTCAGTAAAAAACAAACTGACAACTCTTCGCGATAAAGCTGAAACGAGAAAGGGCTTGCAAGCCAGAGAATTGAGGCATCGTCAATCAATGGTTCAGAATGCCTATAAGCAAGCAATTGCTAATGAAAGGGCTAAAATCCAAAAGCCGGGTGGCTATCCTCGCCAGAAGAAGGAAGAGATCGACAAAATTGCGAAGAATATCAAACAGCTTGAGGCTTCACAAAAAATAGATCTTCATAAACTGGCAAAAAATCCTGATTCATATAACAAGCTCCGTATCTGGAACAATGATGCAGGCCAGTATTTGCCTGAAGAAATCGAAGAAGGGAATGAGGAACACAAAAAAGATTTGCAAATGGAAATCGATGAATTCTTCGACAATTTATCTGATGCGCAAATTGAAGAATTGTTCGAAGCTTCAGGGGGTGACATTGAAATAGCTAAAAAATTAGCTCTAGAGAGGTATGGTTCATTATGACTTCATCATTTGAGCAGCGATTCAACAAACTGAATGAAGGGAAAAAACAAAGTTCATTTCAAGACAGATTCAACAAGATATCAAAAGAAAAATCCGTTCAAACGCAAAACCAATCCGTACCTTCCTTTGAAAATAGATTTAACAGGCTTGCAACTCAACAAAGTACGCTGTCAACATTAGCTGAGCCTGAAGAGAAATTTTACGATAAGCTCACTCCAAAGCCATATATCTTAGAAAAAACATCTCTGGAAAGATCGACTCGCCAAAATGTGCTTGATACCTATCGGCCAGAAGAAAAGACACCGGAACAGCTTAAGGCCATGAGCGTTCAAGATCGCATGCAGTATGCCCATGATCTTCAAAATTTAAGGGAATTGCAATCAGGAACGGGCCTTGTCAAGGGGGCATTATCAGGTCTTACTTTTGGTGCAAGCGAACATATCCCCGGCCTTAAACCTGATGAAGATGACCTCATGGTTGGGCTTGGTGAAACAATTGGTTCTTATCTGCCAATAGCGAAACTATACAATTTCATTGGAAAACCAATAGTCAATTTAGCCGCTAAATCTCCTATTGCTAGGCAGGGATTGGAAGCTCTTGGGCGTATGACCGGATTTGGACTGACAGGAGCGGCCTATAAAGGAACAAAAGAACTTGTCCAAGGCGAAGTACCAGACCCAGCAGAATTAGCCAAGGAAGGGGCTACATGGGCAGCTATCGACGCAGTATTACAAGGTCTAGGGCTCGGTGTTGCATTCCAACAGTCTGTTAGCCGCATAGCAGAAGCGGAAGGTGTCACAGCTAAGGAAATCTTAGGGCGATTGTGGAATTCGACTAAGAATTTTTTAAAGCAGAAATTCATTTCACCTAAGAATATTGGCGAGCCTGAAATTGAAATTCTCATGCAGGAAGCGAAACAGGCTGAAGCTGCAATTGTTCCTGAGACAGAAATTGAGATCATGCCAAAAGAGGAAATAGCAAAGCCTGAAGTCAAATCAGATCATCAAATTGATTCGGATTTAACCAAAGCAAAGAATGAATTAGTAGAATTAGAAAGAACGCAGGGCAAAGGGGCTACAAACGAGAAATCTTTGTTAATTCAAGAAATTAATAATTTAGAATTAGAAAAATATAATCGTACAAAACAAAACATAGAAACATCTTCTGAAAAGCGCGAAGTTAAAATTGAGGGACGTAAAGAAGAAATAAAAGAACCGAAAGAGACAATCATAGATGAGCGCCCAATCTTGAAAGAGATTATGGATCTCAAAGAAGAATTGTCGAAAACGAAAGGGAATACCAAGGATATAAATCAAAAGAAAAAGGCCCTATCCGATAGCATAGTGGATAAATCAAGAGAGCTTGGAAAAGCGCGTAAGCATAATAAGAACTTAGAAAAACCTATTCTCAAACCAGTAGAACGTCCCGACGTCTCAACAAAAGGACTAAAAAAACAAAAAGAATATTTGATTGAGAAACTAGATGAAGCTATCAACAATCCCCCGGAAACTAATCAAGTTGAAATAGATGTCCCCGGTGATGGCAGTTTCAAAATCAATAATGAAAAGCGAATCCTTGAGAATGTAAAAGAAAAGGTTCAAAAGGATTGGCCTGTAAAACAATTAAAAAATGAACCTCCTTCATATAAAAAACCTGGTGTAAAGAAAGAGAAAGAGAAGGTTTTATCATCTAAAATAGAGCAAGCACCAGAGGAGCTTCCAAAAAAACATACTCAAATTCCGCCAAAGCAAACCCGCCCTCGTCAGCCTGTCATTGGCAAGAAACAGGCAGTAGCGCGTTCTAAGATTATAGATCTATTTAGAAAAGCATTTACCGATCCTATTCGCCTTGGAAAGATTAGCCAGAAGAAAGCGGCAGGTATTCATAAACTATGGCCTAAAGTTACCCGTCTTCTCAAAGATAATGACGTGGAAACTGTCGCGCATGAGATTGGGCATAATCTGCATACCACACTTTACGGCGGAGATGCTAAGACACCTCAAGAACAAGTTAAAAATATAAATGATGCTTTAAAACCATATTTAGATGAGCTAAAACCTCTTGCCCACTATGAACCTTTCGCAATGGAAGGATTTGCTGAATTTACCCGGCTGTATGTCACAAATCCAGATGTGGCCAAGGAATTAGCGCCTAAATTCTATCAGAAATTTGAAGCTGATCTTGAAGCACAATATCCTGAGATGAAGAATGCCCTCTTAGAAGCTCGGGATTATTACGATCAATATTTGCATGGCACTCCTCAATCTAGGATTAGAGCACAGACAAGCTATGGGTCGGATAAAGGAAGATTGGCGAATATTATTGATGCCGTGAAGAAAAAGCTTCATCCGGATGTCCTTAAAACTGAATTTTTAGACGATGTGTTTCCGGCTAAAAGATTGGTCGCCGAAGCTTTCGGAATACCATTATCAGAGGTTGAGAACTTAAAAGATGAGCGAAACCTATATCGTTCCTTGCGTGTACTTAAGGGAGCAGTAGGAAAGGGCGATGTCTTTGTTCTTCACGAGACTTTTAATGCTAAGACATTGGACAAGGTTAATGGCAGCTTAAGAGATATTCTTAAAAAGCTTCCAAACGAAGAAGCTTATCGAGAATTTAATGACTATTTGATTGCCAGAAGATCGATAGAAAAGGCAACGCAGAAGGTCGCGACTGGAATCAATATCGGCGATGCTATTGCGGTAGAGGGTGAATTAAGGCCAAAATATGGCGATTTAGCTCGAGATCTAGACAAGTACAACGATACACTTCTAAATTACGCAAAAGACTCAGGGCTCATTTCCGATAAACAATATGCGATGATCAAGGAAAAAAACTTGATGTATGTCCCCTTTCAAAGAGTCATGGAACCCGAAAAAGGGGGTGCAGCATCAGGAGCAGGAAGGTTACAAGCAGGTAAGCCAATCAAGCGAATGAAGGGAAGTACGCGAGATATTATTGCACCAATTGAGAGCGTCTTAAAAAACACCTATAGCATCATAATTAATTCTGAAAAGAATTTATCCGGGCAAGTTTTAGCTAAGATTGCCAAGATGAAGAATGTAGGCGCTTATGTTGAAGCAGTTCCTACACCAATCAAGTTAAAGGCAAAAATAGAAGGCGAACAAGTCGCAAGAGAGCTTGCAAAACGTTTCGAAAGCGAGGGATTGAGCGATCTCATAGAGTATGATCAAGATGGCAAACCCGTTTTAAGAGAAGATATTGCCGATGCAATTCCAGATGTATTCTTGAAGTTTGGTGCGGGTCAATACCCGGCAGGCGAAAATATTGTTACTGTATATTTCGAAGGAAAACCTAAATATTATGAAGTTTCTCCCCCTCTATTCGAAATGTGGCAAAAGGGAATTGCTCCGTATACAGCCAGCCTTATTACAAAGATGCTTCGTATACCTGCAAGGACATTAAGAGCCGGAGCAATTCTTAACCCGAAATTCATGCTTAAAAACGTAGTGCGCGATACGTGGGGAAGCTGGTTATTTTCTAAATACGGCAAGTCTTTAAAAGACCCCACTGGCTTGTTTATCGATACAATTTACAGTCCCCTCTCTATGCTTGCGACCTCAGCCGGAAAGGGAGCCCTCTACGTAGAATGGATGAAGGCAGGCGGCGGAATGTCCACCATGCAATCATTGGACAGAGATGCAATCACGAAGAAACTTGAAGAAGTCCGCCACGGCTATAAACCTCACCAGGTGATCAAATGGCTTAGGCAAGTAGCCGAGATTAGTGAAGAAACAAACCGTCTTTCCGAGTTTGGCAAAGCGCTTGCCGTTGAAGGAAACACAAGGCTAGGAAAAGAAATCTCAGCCTTTGCCGCTAGAGACCTAAGCGTTGATTTTGCTAAGATGGGTCTTCAAACCAAGGCTTTGAACCAAATTATTCCATTCTTCAATGCTACAATTCAAGGTGGCGACAAACTCCTTCGCACAATGGCTAATCCCACAGATAGAAAAAACTTTCTTCCCAGGGTTCTAGCATTCATTGTAATCCCTTCTCTCATATTGGCATGGCTGAATAAAGATGACGAAAACGTAAAAGAATTTTTAGAGGAAGAAAAGGATTTCAACTTCATCACATCTATTAACGGACAGTATATAAAAATCCCCGTACCATTCGAAACAGGCGTGTTGGCACATGGTCTTACACAGCGCATGTTTAATCATTTCATGAAAAAAGATCCTGAAGCTTTCGAAGGATTCATGGGCAGTGTTTCAAGTGCAATGCTGCCGAATTTTATTCCAACAATTGGCAATCCATTTATAGAGACATGGGCGAATAGAAATTTCTTCACAAATGCCCGGATTATCCCTTATGGCAAGGAAAATCTTATTTCTAAATATCAATACAAAAACAATTCATCAAGCACAGCCCGATTGCTGGGAAGAGCTCTGACATACATGCTCGGTCAGGACACAAGATCAAAAGCGGCATCCCCTGCAATCATTGATCACTTCATCAATTCGTGGGGTGGCGGCTTGGGCAGACTAATGATTAATATTTCCGATGCTTCATTAGAGGCAGCAGGCTTAAGCGATAAAATCCCGGGACCGCAACAAACCATTACAGAAAAATTAGGATTGGACGCTTTTACTGCGCGTTTTCCAAGGGCTAGCACACGAAGTATAGAAAAATTCTATGATAATTATGCTGATGCGACAGCTCGCGAAAAATCCATTAAATACGCTGAAAAGATGGGGCTTGAGACAGAAGAAGAGATAGAAACTGCCTATCAGCGGGTTGAGAAAATCTACGACTACAATTCCTTAAAAAGCGCCTACAATGCAATTCAGGCATGCCAAAAAGAAATAAATAATATTTGGAATGATCCTGCAATTGAATCAAATCTCAAAAAGCAAATGATCGACGATCTTTATTTGGATATGATTCGATTTGCAAAAGAAGCCAACGAGGACATAAGCAAATATCGATTGATTCAAGACTAAGGGCCACCTCAATAATCGGATTATATTGCAGCCAATTGGAAATGTACCGCTATAAACCTAATAACCGCAAATTCCCAAATCTGCAAGATATTGTGCTATAACTGGGCAATATTCATAATCACGAGCACCATGACTATATAAATTAGTTACTCTTCTTGTTGCACCACTTTCTACTAAATATTTGATGATTTCTAAATTTTCTTGGTTATCTTTATATTTCAATTTCCAAATAGCCCAATCTAAAGGAGTGCAATCGTGCAATACTAAATTATTTGGTTCTTTTTCTTTTAAATTAATGAATCCATCGATTCTAGCTTTTCTATCAATCAGTGATTTAATAACATCAAAATTCCCGGCACCACATGCTATATGAAGAGGGCTTACGGGGTATCTGGATTTTTTTTCTTTTTCAGAAATTAAGTTAATAGAAGCCCCTGAATCAAGTAATAGGTTAACCAAAGCCGTTGACCCAGACTTTGCAGCAAAATATATAGGATAATGCCCTTCTCGATCGATCGTGTGATTTACATCTACTCCAGCGTTTAGTAGTCGATAAACTACTTCAAGCTGATTGCATTCAGCCGCTCTTGTAAGAGGAGTATGACCAAAACACGGGGTATAAATGTTTGCGCCGTATAGAAGCATTAATTCTACTGCGTGTAAATCCCCCTCTTTGATCGCACAATGAAGAGCATTCATCCCATCTTGATTATTGCCATATTGTACTAGAATTCGCTTTAATTCATTTAAATCGTTTATCTTTTTTGTCTGCTCTTCTTTTGTGGATTGTAATTCAGACTTAGAGGCGTTTATGGAAATCATTATCTCTTTCTGTTGAGCCTTTATTTCCTCTAATTCAACCTTCAGTGAATCGATTTCTCTTTTTAACGATTTTGCATAATCGGAAGTGGAAAGTATTATCTCTTTTTGTTGTCCATCCATTTTTTCTAATCTTTCTTTCAAGGTATCGACTTCTTTTTTCAAATCTATTGCATACTTAGGAGGAGAAAATAGATCTAAAATACCTATACAATGTGTTTTCTTTAATTCTGGAAAAGGCTTTTCAGTTAAAGAGTTTCCAAATGTTTTGTGAGGAATGGTAAAAATTGAGATGAAAAATAAAGCACTATATATTGCTCGGAACATAGATTAACTTCCTTTTTAGCTAATTTTGACTGGAAATTATCTAGCTCATTGAATTTGAGCGCAATATGAAAGAATTTTTACGGGATTTGGATTATATCACCTCAATCACTACGGAATCATCATTCTCAACAACTTCTTCTCGTGGATGATGTTTGTGAAATTTCTGTGCAACCTGTTTTAAGCTTCTTTGTAAATAAACACCCGTTGTGCCCGTGCCAGCATGGCCGAGAAGTTCTTGGATGACGCGTAATTCACCACCATTCTCAAGCATATGTGAGGCAAAAGCATGGCGAAAACTATGTGGAGAAACATTTTTTGTGATGCCGCATAATTTTGCATATTTCTTGATAATTAACCAAACTGTTCCTCGATTTAGGGGTATTTCCAATCCTAATCGATGGGATATAAAAGCATAGCTTTGCAAATCTATTCCGGGGCGATATTTTTCCCAATAAAGCTGAAGAAAATAGACGCTCATTTTTGTAAGACTAACAATACGCTCTTTGCCACCTTTACCACGAGCAATGCGCACCATCATTTCAGGGAATCGAAAATCAATGACTTTTAAGTTGCATAGTTCGGTTATTCGAAGACCACATGCATACAAAAGTTCGAAAATCGCCCTATCTCGCAACCCTTTTTTTGTGCCAATATTTGGTTTCTCAATTAAGTGAGTAATTTCTTCTTCTGTTAAGAGATCCGGCTGTTTTTGCCATGTTTTTGGAGTTTCAAAATATTTAATTGGATTGGCTTTGATTATTTCTTCCCTCGCCAAAAATCGGAAAAAAGTTTTGCAAGCAGCTATTTGACGTCTTACCGAATTCGCATCTAAACCCTTTGCATAAAGAGTCGAAAGAAAATCTTTAAAATTATCATAATTAACTTGATCAAAGCTTGTTAGTTGGTTTTCTGTCATGAAATTTAATAGGCATTTAATTTCTCGCTGATAAGCATTCCATGTATTCTCTGAAAGTCCACGTTCATGCAAAAGATAATTGCCGAAGTCTATTAATTCCGGGAGAAAAGGAGACTGATAAGGAACTGGTGTTTTCTTCGGAAAGAGATGATCAAAACCCAGAAATTTTAAGAATGATCTGCAACTCGATTTAATCCTTTTAGTTGTTTCTTTTCCAAGGCCTTTTTGATAAAGGTATTCAGTAAATTTACTTAAATCTTCTATTTTAATTTGATTTAAGTTTTTCATTTTTTTGAACTTAACAAACTCAAATAAATGAATTAAATTCTTAAAATACCTATCAATTGTGCATTTGACTAATTTTCTTTCATGCATATGATCTAAATATCGCTCTAGATCAGCTTGCATGAGGTCTTTTGTTTTTTTCATACACTCCTCTTAAATAACATATAGTACTCATAGTCTCTGTACTCATAGACTTAGATTCTCTAGCCTTTTGTGCTTTTGAGGTATAACATGGCAGAGAATCCAAGGAATAGAAAGAAGACCCCCGTTAGGAAAGCCTTTGGTATTAAGGTCAGAACGAAACGTTTCGAATTGGAAATGACCCAAGAAGAAATAGCAGAGAAAGCAGGCATGCATCCCACCTATTTAGGTTCTGTCGAACGAGGCGAGCGCAATATCTCACTAGAGAATATCATTGTCTTGGCTAAGGCTCTGAATTGTTCTCCAAAGGATTTAATGCCTGATTAATGTTTGGGTTTTATTCGACAAGTCCTCCCTCAATATGAACAACGTCACAATCGTTGGCTTGATATCCTTCAATAATTGTGTTTTTTATTTCTTGAATAGGAAGATTGATCTGAGATATAAGCGTCACAATTTGTTTGTTAGCGTATAAACTGAAATTTGAATCTAATTTTTTCATTTCTTCACTAATTTGTTTTAAAACTTTATCCAAGTAGTGGACTTCAAACCTGTATTTCATCCTAAAAATTCTTCCTAGTTGTAGTTTTTGATCGACTCCAGTTCATTCGCTGTTCTGTGCAAATTCCAGGCCATCTTTTCTAAAGCTATGCAAGCATCTACGCAAAATATTTTTTCTTCATTAGCTGCCATTTTCAATCTTTGGCTTAATCTTTGAGTTGTTTGAATGAGTTCTTCTAAATTTGTCATGCCTATTTCTCCTTTTTGTTTTTCGTATCTAAAGCAGACTGAACGCCAATTGTTATGATTTTCAGGGCTTCAGATTGATTGTTTACGCAATTCAAAAGGGCCTTCGTGATGAACTTCACCACTTCAACGTACAATTCTTCCTCTTTCATTTTTAACCTGAGTTAAGATTCTGATTTTTCTAAAAGCCTTCACATTGACAATGTTTGGCTAATCAATTATCATAATTTGATAAACCAGGCTAACGTATTAGCCAATTTAGATCAACGAAAAATAGCGTTTTGGTTTTAAGGACATGAAACTTAGAGAATATATCGATAATTACGGAATTAATATTTCTGCGTTTGCTAGAAAGATTGGAGTAAGTAGGGGAACATTAACACGTGTTCTTGCCGGAAAAGCATTAACATTGGAAATTGCATTAAAAATAGAAAAAGGGACAGAGGGAAAGGTAACTTGTCAGGATTTAATGAAGTAAAAATCCGGCAGCTCTTTCCACTTTTTGAACAGTAGTCATAAATTGATCGAAGGGTGTATTTGGCAGTCTAAAATTGAGAGGTGACGCGACATAAGAATGAGAGCGAACGCGATGTAAAATTGAGAGGTAGCGCGACATAAAATTGAGAGCAAACGCGACGTAAAATTGAGAGCAAATCCGAGTTTTAATGAATAATCCATTGGTGGAACCAAAAACCTTTACCAATGGAAAGGATTATGATTCGGATGGATGAATTAAACAAAATCAGAAAGGCTTTCTATTCAGAAGGCTTCAGCATTAATGAGATTTCCAAGAAATTCAAACGATCTTGGAGTACCATTAACACGATCATTAAAACTCCCCGTGATGTGCTTGAAAATCCAGACAGGAAGGAACGAAACCGAGAGTCTACTGTAGGAACTCAGGAGGTAATTGATGCCATAAATGGTTACCTTGATAAAGAAGTTAGACTTGGCGTTAAAAGAAAGCAACGCTACAGGTCAAATGTGATTTTCAAGGAATTGAGAGAAAAGGGCATATACAAGGGCTCAAAGCGACGCCTTCAGGAACTAGTTAAGGAGGCTCGTAAAAATCGTGGACAAATTGAGCCAAAGAGCTTCCTTCCATTAGAATTTGAACTTGGATCAGCACTACAAGTCGATCATGGTGAAGTTGATTGTATTATCTCAGATTGTCGAATGATATGCTACTTATTCGTCGGTAGTATCCCTGGGACTAAATTAAGATATTGCCAGCTCTTTGGTACTAAAGCCCAAGAGGCATGGGGCGAATTTCATGAAAGATGTTTCCGTTTCTATAAAGGAATATTTTCACGGTTAATTTATGATAATGACTCCGTATTAATCAAGGATTCCAGTAAGGGACAACACATTGAAACAAGCTTCTCACTAGCTTTATGTGAGCACTATGGTTTTACTAGGGTGTTTTGTAATCCAGCCTCCGGTAATGAAAAGGGATCAGTTGAAAATGCGGTTGGCTTTTGTCGCCGCAACTATTTTCCCGGGTGCCCAACCTATGACAATTTCGATATTACAAATGAACATTTAGAGCAGCAATGCCTCAATGAGATTGCAAACGCTACATTAGCCAGAAATGGAGATAGTGCACAAACAATTCTTGCTGAAGTTGAAATTAATTTAAAACCATTACTACCAGCAAGAAGGTGGGTGCAACGGGATTCTCGACTCGTTAATCGTTACCAAATGGTTGAGGTATACGATCATTTCTACTCAGTCCCAGAAAAATTTGTTGATAAATTAGTGAGAGTGGCTATTAGTGCTTTCAATATAACAATCTATAATAGAGATGAACTTATTTATGAGCATGCTCGCATTTTCGCCCACGGTGTGGATTCATTAGTATTAGATCATTACCTAGATCAACTGAGGAAAAAGCCTGGAGCTTTATGGGATTGCAAAGCAACAAAAGGACTACTTGATGATAAAGCACTTGATGCTATTTGGGAACGCCTTCTTGAGCGAAATTCATTTAGAAGGGCTCAAAAAGATTTTATCGAAGTTCTTTATCTCAGGAAGAAATATCAGGAGAATCATTGGCAAGCAGGAATTAATAAAGCGCTTAACTGTGGAGCGTATGATCCAGCAGCGATTGAAAGCATTATTAAAATGCTTTTAGCACCGGATGGAAAATGTAATGAAATAGCAACTCAGGAACGATTTACAAGCCGTAATCTTAATGTTCCAAAGTGGGAATGCAAACTAACAGGATATGGAACATTGTCTAAAGAAGCAGTTTCAAAAGAAATAAGTCATCCAAATGACAAAGTTGTTCCAATATTCCATAACGTTGAATTTTCAAAACATGGCAATGCTATGCAAGGCAAATGGAATGGAACTATCGCAGACAATATCATGGATGAGGAAATTCCTGAAATATTGCCTAGATCAAAATCAAAAACATTGTCCTAAGGAGGTTATTTATGTTAGAGAAAACATTGGCTTTATTAAATATGAAAGGCTCCATAAATGCGCTTGAAAGCATTTCTAAAATTAAAGATAAAATTGAATTTGTTCAAGCACTATTACAAGCAGAATGTGATTATCGCCAACAAAAAGCATTCGAAAGAATCCTGAAGCAAGCTTCATTTCCAATAGATAAGGTTTGGAGCGAGATTAATCCTGCACTTAATCCGGAGATTGATTTCAAAAGTGTTCAGGCTCTAGGTGATGGTGAATTTATTCGCAAAAAAGAAAATATATGCTTGATGGGTACTCAGGGGACAGGAAAAAGCCACAGCCTTATCGCACTAGGTAGGCAGCTTTGTGATGATGGCTATAGTGTGAAGTTTTACAGGGCTTGTGACCTTGTGAACGCGCTTGAAGAGGCAAAATCGCAGCACAAGCTTGATAGGTTTATGAAAAGCATTTTGAAACCACAACTTTTAATAATCGACGAACTAGGGTATGTACCATTTACTGAAAATGGTTCTCGGCTTTTATTTGATGTATTTTCAAGGAGGTATGAACATGGTTCAATTGGAGTAAGCACTAATTTATCTTTTGAAAAGTGGGTGCAAGTATTCGGATCAGTGGAATTAACGGCTGCCTTAGTTGATAGGTTCACCCATAGATCTCATAATTTTGTCTATAATGGAGAATCCATAAGACTAATGGAGGCTCAAAGATCAACAAGGGAAAGGAGCTCAAAGAATAGTAGAGGGAAAAAATAGAATGATAAATGAAAGCAATAGCATACAAAAAAAAAGAGCATGTGAAAAATACCCTCTTACAATAGAACAAGCTAAAATTTATCTTTGGCTTCGCCTCCAAAAAATCAACACAGATGATGACACTCTACATTATTGGTCGAGACATTATCCTGGAAATCGAATCAGGGATGTTGTAAATTATGCACATGCTCGACTTTGTGCTGGTGACCTGATCAAAAATATCGGTGGATGGATCAGTAAAATATTGAAAACCGAGAGTGCCGTCGTAAATGATAGTTGTATAATCAATCGTAAATTCGCTGAAGAATTTGTGGAATTACGAGGTTGGTCAGCACTAAAAATTTACGAGAAATACGTTAAAGACGAGATAACAGATAGTGATCTGCCCTTAACGATAGCTGTTGATGAATTCAAGAGAGCATTGAATGCTCTATATGAAAAAAGTCAACTTTACAGAAATCTGTGAATCATGGTGATAAAAATTACAAGAATTTAAACTAAAAACAATTTGAGTGATTTTTATCACCAAACTAACTTGTCTTTTGTAATGTAAAACCAACAATGTCATTGCCTTATTATATAAGAAGGTATAAAAAGGTTAGCAAGTAGTGCAACCTGTGTCTTTGTGCAAAATGTTGAAGTATAGAAGATGAAAAAGGGAGAAAAACTCCCTCTAGAGTATAATGAAGCGATATACATCGTTGTCGCTCTACAAAAAGAATGATGAATATGTAATTAGGCGCATAAAACAGACTTGGAGCCTAACTAGACTCTCGATTTTAGGTCGCGTTTGCTCTCAATTTTAGATCGCGCGAACTCTCAATTTTACGTCGCGTTTGCTCTCAATTTTAGATCGCGTTACCTCTCAATTTTAGATTTCCAAAAACAATCGAAGGGTGTCTTTGCTGCAATCTCTTCATTAGGCAAAATGTAAGCTTGTGTTTCCTGCATTCCCTGCCAATCATCCAGCGTGATGATTTTGAAGAAATGTGTAGGTACAGCGACATCATTCGGCCCAATCACCTGAAATTTGACATACTTCTTACCATCCGCTTCAACAGATGGCAAATAAAGCGGCCCTGTGACCACGTAAACGTTTGCATGGTCTTTCGTCAGATCACGCACATATTTTTCAAGCTTAGCCCAATATCCACGATTGAGTTGAGGGCATTGCGGGCACATGTTGGTCATGTAAAAAGTGTCATACATAGCCTCATGGCTTGATTTATGGTCGCCTGCTGGAGCTTGATGGCCTCTATCGAAGCCACTTCCCTTATAATCTGCTAATGTGGCCCGTAAAGGCTTCGGAATGGCTTCATCTTCCTTGAATTCAAGGGAGCGTTCTGTTTCGCCTCTAATGCTTTCAGCCGTCAAATGCTCATAAACCCAGGCAGGATTGCGATTACGAGCGTCATAGGCCAAAGAATAGCCCGGGCGATGAATGACGAATGATGAGATTGGCTGTCCTGGAAGTGGGCTTTCTTGCGCATGGAATGGACTTTCAATTGTTTTATCGTGATAAGCCCATGTTTGCGGTATGTTTCTACCTGCGATTATGCCAATGATAAGGCCAATAAAAAGCGCGGAAAAAGATAGCTTTGATTTTCGTTTCTTTGTCATTTGATCGATTGAATTTAAATAGCTTCGAAAATTCCTATGGGACTTTATTGACGTTTGTTTAAATTCACCCTATTTTAACAAGCCTGAGCAGCTCACAAGAACAAATATCCAGCCTCTTTGAAAGAGAAGGCGAACTTTTAGCAAGCAATTTTCTCTGCGTCAATTTCTAAAGGTGTTTCTCCTTCTGAATTTGCTAAATTCTCAGGATTGATCTTCAAATAAAGCTTTCTGAATTCCTTATCCGTTACCTTTAAATAATTGAGAATATAAAGTCGTAGATAAATCTCTGTACTTGGATTCATTCTAGATGTTTCTTTTTCCCACTTAACAACAGCAACATGAGAAACACCAAAAATCTTAGCAAAATCTCTGTATGACATTTCAAAATAATTGATAATAAATCGAAGCTCTTTCCCGGTTAAAGATGATGGCTTCATTGCAAGCATATGAAGAACGGATTTTTGGAAAATTCCCATGCTAAAATCAAATACCCATTCACCATAGATTTTCTTAAGTGGAGCATTAACTAAACGAATTGGAAATCCAAGTCCTTCATAGATAAATGTTTCTATTTTTTTATTTTTACTCATAGCTTTTCCACATACATTACAGTGATAATTAACATTTCATTTTCATCAAATGAGACAATAACTCGAACATCTAACTTACCTATCTTTGTTTTACCCCTAATAGCGTATTTCCACACGTTGTTACTATCATCAAAACATGTTTTCTTTTTCTCTTCATACCCCGTTTTCAGAACATGTACAACTTCTGCGATATCAATTTTTCGCTCTTCTTTTCTGATAAGGGCATGTGTGCTTAATGTGTATCTGTCTTCTTCAATACATTTTCTAATGGTTTCTAATACATTTTCTAGTTTCGGAAGCCTTTTCTTCATTACGAGAACGTCCTTTGATTTTATGTTAACAAAGTTAACACTTGTTCTGCAACTATTATAATCCAAGCATTATCTGCCCGAAAAGATTTGTCATAAGAATTGACCATTTGGCTTGAGTCGTTATAAACCTAATTTTGTCGCTGCATTGTTCTTCCACTTATTCACTTCACGGATATACTTCTTGAGTGTATCGCTCTTCTTGTGGCCTGTATGGGCCATAATTGCATGTTCTGGAGCATCGTTTAGAATTGCCTGGGTCACAAAACCAGATCGCAATGAATGGCCTCCAAAATCCGGAACAACTACAGTAGAATCCCGCTCCAGTCTTTCTTCAGCATCCTTGACGGTTTCCCGTATATGTTGATTGCGGGTGATGATCAGTGCAATAGCTTTATCGGATATGGCATTTGATTGAATATGCCCATGTCGATTAATAGCACGGAATACAGCTCCAGCTTCAATTTTGGCGGCATTAATCCATTCTTGCAAAGCGCGGATTGGGCAAGTTGAGTGATTGGAACCATAGGGAATATTCACTTCACGCATGCCTGTCTTTGACCAAGGAATAAGCACAACCAATCCCTCGTTTAGGAATTGCAAGTGTTCCTTGTGGATATTTGCCAATTCCGACCTGCGGAGTGCACCAGAAAATCCGATAAGCAGCAAAGCCCTGTCCCGCTTTCCGCTCAAGGTGTCCGGTAATGCATCCACCATTTTGCGAATATCCTCCATGAGCACGGGTGATTTTCTATTTTCAATAATTCTATGTGTCTGTTCCTTACTTAATACTCGCCTGATTCCGCCTAATGTCCGTTTAATGGCCGGGTCTTTTCTGCTAAACTCGTATCCTTTATATTGATGAATCTTCGTGATAGCAGTCAACCTTCTCTCAAGGCTATTCCATTTGAGTGGTGGTTTTTCTTTGAGCTGTCTTTCTTTCCCTGATATGCCCAACCAAGAATTCTTTGCCCTGTCTTCCAGGTAGTCCGCCACGTCATGAGGATTGGCAGGAATAAATTGACGATGATTTTGATCACACCACATGCAGAAGTCTTCCCAGTCAGAAAGGTAGGCATTTATTGAAGTCTGTGCCATATCCTGTTCGGTGAAGGAATTTCTATAACTTATAGGTTCAATTTGTGAAGGGTTGTAAATTTCCGAAGGTGCGATTGTCATGATCTCATTTTTCATGTTTATCCTTTATGTTCCGATAAGCTTCTCATATCGGTAGTTAAAAGAAGTTAGCAAATATAAGGTTTTCCGTAAATCCATATTTATTTATATCCGTATATACTGCTATCCGTAAATTCCACACTTCGTTTATTAATTCTTTACCAAATGTGAACTTGTGGAAATCCGTACATCTTGATATCTTGCGTTACACTAAACTTAGGATAAACATGAAGAGGACAATTATTATTGCAGCAATCAATCTAAAGGGTGGCTCTACAAAGACTTCTACCATTCTCAATTTGGGAGGGGTCATGCATGAAAGTGGTCACAAACCTCTTTTAATAGATAGTGACCCTCAACAATCTGCAACTAGGTGGGCACAACAAGGAGGAACAAGTTTTCCTTATTCAGTGGTTCCATTAGATATTGGAAGGAATATTAAAAAGCTAAAAGAAAACTTAGACCAGCTCATTGATAATCACAAGGCTGATACTATCTTATTTGATACTCCCCCACAGCTCGAAGAAGAGGCTCTATTAGCTGCGTTGCTAGCAGATATTGTTATTATTCCGATTAGTCCATCTCCTCTTGATTTATGGGCTGGAGAAAAAGCTGTAGAAACAATTATTGAAGCTAGAAAAGAGCGAAAAGGCGATCTACCAAAAGCTATTCTTGTTCCCAGCAGATTAATGCCAAATACTTTGCTTGCAAAAGAGCTTAATACCTCTCTTAAACAATTCAATGAGCTCATTTCTCCCCCAATCACAATGCGCATTGCTATGGCT